CGCATGTGGTGGGCATACCGCAACCTGCTGCAGATTCCTGGTACTGGTCGCTCTATGACCATTATTGATCAAATGGATCGATCAAACGTTGGATTGGTAGAGGGCATCACCGAGGCTCTTCGCACTATGCGTATTGAAGCAGAAGAGATCGGACTAGCATCCGAAAGGGAGTATGAGTTCCAAGAAGGGGACACAATGAGTCCTCGAGTTGGTTTGACTCCAATGGACGAACTGCTCGGTGTTGCCGGTATTCGTACGCAACTTGTTCCGAATGTCGACAGAGTTCGTGATGTATTGATGAAAGAGATCGACCAGACTTACAAAAAGAAGTACCCTGTATCCAGTAATCGCTACGAACAAGCTCGTGAGAAGTATCTCTACGACCCTACGAAGTTGAAGTAGGACTATCTTCGAAATCGTGATATCATTTTCCCGCAACCTTCCCCTTCCCTATATGGAGTAAAAAATGTCAATGATTCCCGCACTCATGGGTGGCCGCAAGCTTACACACAGTATCGATTAGTGCATCTGCTGCTAGCGCCCTTCTTCGCCTCGGTGTCCAAACCATCGATATGGCTGGCGCACAAGTAGCCCTTGTAACAAAGCAAACAAGTACAAGTGGCGAACTTCAGTTGAGTGGTCAAATCTTGGTAGTTGATGCCAACGCAAGTGGTGGAGGGTCATCTGCTCAAGATTTGCTTCTTCCTCCAGAAGCAGATTCTAAAGGTTTGTTTTTGATTATTTCAAACAACGGTGGAGAGAATGTTGTCATTAAGGAAGATGGCGACTCCGTAACTGTGATCACAAACCTTTCGACTGGTGAACATGTCTTGCTTTGGTGCGATGGATCAGCAACTACAACGTTTGATGCTTCTGCCGGTCACGTTGGTTGGTCTGGCGTGCTTCTTAAGCACCTTATCGACTAATCCTGAACCACTGATTCGGGGGGCTTCAAGGCCCCCTCAATCTCTTCCCTTTGGAGGCTCGTATGGCTTCAGGTTTTATCAAAAATCGAACTCAGCCTACCGTTACAACCGGGAACTGGACTTCTGCGATTGAACTGACTGGTACATCTTCTGGAGATGACGGTCACGATGCAAGGTCTAGAGATCTCCCAGGTTCTGGTTCACTATCTCACGTCGATTTTTTGTTCACGGACATCGATGCCGGTGCAACGCTGAAGTTTGACGTTCGCATCACATACGACAGTGCAGGTAAGGATCCAGCTTTGCCGCCACTTGCAGGTCAGCTGACCAAAAATTCAAGAGTTGCAAACTTCAAACAGCAAGTGATTGACATGGGTGTGAGGTTCTTCTTCACCGCTCCATCAACTCAGACGGCTAGTGGTTCTCTGTACGCATTTATCAATCCAACAATCACTGGCGATTCTGATACAGACGTTCAGATTGATACGATTCGGATACACTGGAACGACAAGGTTTAGGGGGTCATCGTGTCTAGTTTCTTCAAAAGCGATCTCGTCATCGACACACTGAATACCAACAGTGATGTAAGTGTCGAAGGGAACCTCACTGTAACTGGAACCACAACCACAGTTTCGACCACCAACACCGTTATCTCAGACAAGCTGATTGAACTGGCAAACGGAACCTCGGGTACGCCCAGTGGTGACTCTGGTCTTGTGATCGAGCGTGGTAGTTCCAACAACGTATTCATCGGTTGGGATGAAAGCGAGGATAAGGTCACGGTAGGTACCGGCACGTTTACAGGTGCAACTACGGGAGATCTTTCACTTACAGACGCGGCTCTGAAGACTGGTGCGATCACAGCTTCCGGTAACGTCTCGACAACCGGCTTGGCTCTTGCAAGCGGTGCTACAGTCACTGCGGTCAATGACGAAGACAACATGAGCAGCAACAGTGCGACTGCTCTGGCGACTCAGCAGAGCATCAAGGCTTACGTTGATTCTCAGTCGGGTGGCGGCCTTACAATGGCCAACGGATCAAACAACCGCATCGCGACAGCGACGGGTGCTGCGGCTCTCAACGGTGAAGCGAACCTGACATTCGACGGCAGTACTCTCAACCTGATTAACTCTTCTTCAGATACCAATGCGGGTTCGTTTACGTCACTCGATATTAACTTCGACAAGACGGGTGCCAGTACATCAGACAACACCATGATCGGCTTGAACGTCGACATGGACAACACAAGCGCCACCAACGGCACAAACGAGATGGTCGGCGCCAAGTTGACCCCGACGCTTCAACATGCGTCAGCGGCGGGTACAACGTTGGTCAAGGGTATTGAAGTCGTTGCGACTGGTAGCGGACCAGGAAACACCACGACACGAGCTTTGGACTTGACTGCCACAGGAGCAGACTTCAACCAAGGCGTGTTCATGAAGATTGATGACGGTGGTCCCGACATCAAGATGTTGAGCTCAGCCGACACTGGGGACTTCTGCACAATCGCTACTGGTGCTAATGGTGCTCTGACCATCACGACCACCGACGATGACGGCGCAAATGCAGACATCAACTTGGTGCCGGACGGTGAAGTTGTGGTCACTGGTACACTGCAAGCGACCGCCTTTAGGGTTGGCAGTGACACTCTTGCAGAGGTCATTCAAGACACAGTCGGAGCCATGGTCGGTTCGAACACCGAGACCGGCATTTCAGTCAGCTACGAGGACGGTGACGGCACACTCGACTTTGTTCTCGACGCCGTAGGCACAAACGCCATCTCAGATGACGCAGTCACCGTAGCCAAGATTGAAGACCTCGCCCGTGGTCAGATCATCTACGGCAACGCAAGTGCTGAGACCGCGAAGCTCTCACCAGGCAGCAACGGCACAGTACTCACCAGTGATGGCACTGACATCTCTTGGCAGGCAGCGAGCGGTGGTGGCACCGCAGTCGATGACCTAAACCTTATTCTTCATACTCAAGTTTTCTCGTAGGATTCAATCATGCCAACAATGTCAAAGGAAGTCCTTAGCGGATCCACAAATGGTAGGGGCATCCTCGTCAATCAGACTGCCTCAAATAACGCTGTCACGATTCACACGGCAACAACCGGTGGCAGTAACACTGACATCGACGAGATCTTTATCTACGCCTCGAACCCAACATCGACTCAAAGGTTGCTCACGATCGAGTTTGGTGGAAACACTGCTGTAGCTGACCAGATAGCAGTTCAAATCCCCGCTCAGACAACATCGCTTGTTGTTCCCGGTCTCATACTCAGGGCGGGTCTTGTGGTGAAAGCAATATGTTCGGACAACGCCTCAGTGACTCTTCACGGTTTTGTTAACCGAATCGATCAAAGCTAATGAGTAAGCGAACACGAATCCCTGGTCCGATTGTCCAAGATCAAACTTTGGGTAACACAGGTCTTCGCTTTAAAAGCGGCATCAACCGATGGCGAAGCATAGATGTGAACGACGGTAAGTGGACACTCATGGATCCGAATAACGGTATCGTCAGCGTCACAACGACTGCGGATGGTATGCGAATCGTCACAGACAAAGACGAGACGGCTCATCGTTGGCATACGGGAAGCACCCAAAATGCTGGCCGGTGGTACCAAAAGCTGAAAACCCCTGATGGCGCTGATTTGAAGTGGGGAGATTTTTTCTCGATTGAGTTTCTCGTCAGGCTGCATGACATGCACGCCAACACCAGCGATGACAAATCTGGACTTACTGTCGGGATTACAACCAGTACCGTTGGATCAGATGGGGCATCGGTTTGGGTCGGAGGACATCTGTTTTTCATCGGCACTGCCAGCGATGCACAACTCAAGATGTATGTTGGCGGCACGGACGGCACGTCAAACTTTGCCGACAACGACTGCAAGGGGGCTCATTTCGTTATTAACCACGTCATTAATGATGATAACGACGCAGGCGGTGACAGCGCCGAGGAGGCTGGTGTAAGAGCTATCTTGGGTACTGCACTGAACTCGAGTGGTCAGGCGACTCATCCAAACAATGCCACAAAGGTTATTCAGCAAGACTCAAGTCAGTTCGCCCTCACTGAAGACGTTTACGTGTTCGTATGCGCGAACCACTCAACGACTGGCGGCAGTAACAACAATCCAGACGCAACTTGGAAGGTATGGTATCGGCTCAATGTTGCGCGAGACGGCGTTAACCCAACCTACATCCCTGGCGGCGGCTCAAGCGGCTAATCATTTCAAGGAGAAATCATGGAAACCCTCAAAAACAAGCTCTCGTCCCGTAAGTTCTGGGCAGCGTTCCTCGGAGCTCTGATTCCCCCAGTTCTTGCCTTCGTCAGTGAAGACATCGGTTTGGGCGAGGCGCTCAAGCTTTCTGCCGGCGTGTGCGTATCGTACATTCTGGGTCAAGGTTTTGTAGATGCAGCTGAGAAGAAAGCTGTGGCTGCAAGCGCAGAGTAAGGAGATCATCATGGCAATGTCCGACGAACAAGAAGAAAAGCTGGCGAAGATTGAAGAGGCCGGTGGCAAGAAACTGAGTCCAGCTCAAAAGGCTGTGATGGTTAAGTTTGCAACGATCGACATCAAGGCAAAGAAGCCTGCTGGAGATATGGCGATTCCACCACTCGAAAAATCGGGAGGCGGTTCTGCTACGTTTGATTTCGACAAGGCGGCTAGGTCATCAGATCCGATGAAGTTCAAGGATAGAAAGTAGTAGATGGCACTGTCAGTCACCAAACACGAAACTGCATTTAAGTACAAGCTGATACAGGAAACGGCTTGTACTAATAGTGCCGTTACGAATGTGTGTGACACTTCTGGATTCATTCACTCGATCACAATCATCAACAGCAACAACAGTTCTGCGTCTCTCAAATTGTACGACTTAGAAACGATGTCGCTTGGGCAAACTCTGCCTTCGATGGTCTACAGGATTCCCGCATCCTCTACTACAGTGATTGAGATTCCAGATGGAATGCCATTTACCTACTTGAGTTTTGCCTGTACCAACAATCCAAATCCGGTTGATGCAACTGTCCCGAGTGGTGGTACGGTCACCGTACGCTTTTTGGTGTCATCACTTGAGAGCGCATCTTTGTACTGATCATGTCTTACTACACCCAAACATCGCTGACTGAACTTGCTTCAAAGTTTACGATTGATCGTGAAACCAGTGTTTCAAACTACGGTGCGAATACGCTCACAGGGTCAGGGACTATATACCTGATAGAAGTCGACAATGAATTGAACGCTGGTTCGGTGTACCTCAAGATTGTAGATGGTACATCAGCGTCGATATCAACGACTACCGACAACGGTGCTGGAACTCCAGACTACATGTTCAAAGTAGCGGGTCATTCAAAGCTCTGTATCGCCGTTCCAGGAGGCATCTCACTGTCTACTGGATTGTCTTATTGGGTGACGACATCAGCGACTGTTGGCAACACTGCAGATCCGGGTTCCGCAGTGTCAGTAAAGTTTCTTTCAGCTTGATGGGTGAGGAATGTTCAATATGGAACCAGTAACACTGACAGTAATCGCCGTTGTAGCATCCTTGGGCGTCGGCTTCGGCGCAGGCTGGGGTCTTAAGCCTGACGCAGGCGTAAAGGCGCTGGAGGCGCAAACAGAGGCGATTGAGGCCTTGAATGAGGGCAATCAGTCACTCGTAGAAAAGGTACAAGAGGTTTCTGTAGAGGAAGCCAAGCGAGAGAGTGCCATCGCCAATAAGCTCACGGACCTGCCACCTCCATGCATCAAGGAGGTTGGGGGGGATCCCATGTCTCTGCAATGCATGTGGGCGCTGTGTATTCGTACGGGTGAAACAGATAAGCAACGATGTGAACCGTCCAAGTTGACCGACAAGCTTCTTGGGTCTTATAGTTGTCCTGAGACCGCTGAATAGGACTGAGGTGTACTGTGGAAATAAAAGATCTTGCAGTCCCAGGACTGACCGTCATCTTTGCGGCGGGTGTATCGTTCGCATCCCTTGAGTCTGCTGCTCAGGATGTAGACGAACTCGATAAGCGCGTGACCGTTCTTGAAAGCAAGAAGGCGACGAGCCTTACTCATCAAGAGGTAGTCGATGTCAAGATTGAAGGTGTTGAGAAGCGTCTGGACAAGATGGAAGACATTGTTTCTAAGATGCTTGAGAACCAGCAGCACCAAGCGGTCAATATCGCTCAAATCTGCCAAGCCACAAACGCCAACTGTAGTAGCGGTAACTGATATGCGTCCTCAGATTCTTGATTACGTTGAATCACTCGGCCACAAAGTGTTTGAGTCGGGCGCTTACAACGTCAACATCATTGGTATTCGATCTTTAGATCACAAGGCCAACAGCTTTGACGATGTCATCCACTGCGTCTACAAAGACGATGACGACGAGTGGGTACACAAGTCATGGTTTTGCACGACTGAGCCCGGTAACTACTGGCTTGAGAACCCTACGAATGTGAACGGCACCGCCATTCTGGTTCCGGGTCAATACCGAGGCGTGTGGAAGATCGACAAGCACCAAGGGAAGTATGACGCGCTCTGCCAGAGGAACGGTAAGGTCAAGACTTATCGTGACAGCAATAAAGACGACATCATTGATTGTGATGTGGAGTCTATTACTGAAGGCTACTATGGCATCAACATTCACAAAGCCGGGTCACACTCGACGCAAGTAGACCGATGGTCAGCTGGATGCCAAGTCTTCGCGAACGCAGATGACTTCGCTGAGTTCATGGACATCTGCTACAAGGCTCGAGACAAGTGGGGCAACTCGTTTAGCTACACGCTGGTGCCGGAAGACGCCAAACGAGTAGTCTGATGGAAGCTCTGGTCGATTCCTTGTTGGCCGATGGTCACCTCGGTATCTTCGCAGCGTTCTTGGTCTACCAGTTCATGACGATGCAGAAACGCCTGGACAAACTCGTAGAGGGATTCCAAGAGCAGATCGACGAGATTCGTAAAGAGTACGGGGAGCGATCTGAAGCCATGCGTGAGAGATATGACCGTGTAATTCAAGAGTACCGGGACAATAACGACAGTCAGTCCAAAGACTTCTTGATTACGCGCACAAAAGTACACAACGAGATCGTGTCTAAGTTGGACCGCATTTTAGATCGCGACAAGTAAGGAACCACAGTCATGCCATCAACAGAAACGCCCGCACCAGTCACAACTGCAACCCCTGAGGCCGTCGACATCGCAAATTTCGATGTGGGACCTGAACCACCGGAACTCTCGGAAACACTTGGTGTGGCTTCAGACATCACGGCGGCTGCTGATGCGGCTCAAGCGATCGGTGGTGAGCACGCACCCGTGGTGGCCGTTGCCTTGGCTGGCATGGCCGTAGCCGGTGGCTCCAAGGCGTTTAAGCTATACCGTGACTGGGCCGAGCAGAAGCACGAGCGGGAGATGAAGAAGCTGGAGATTGAGTCCCAGAATCAGGGTCTTGAGGGTCAGCAGCCTCCTCCTTGTGCAGCAAAGTGTGCCGCCATGCAGGCAGAAATTGAAGGTCTCAAGGCCAAACTGGCAGGCATCGATAAGAAGACATCCAGCATCTCTGCCGACTTCGATGGTGATGACGTTGATCGTCAGATGAAGCGCATGAAGAAACGTGTCGACGAACTGTTCGAGATTGTCGAAAAATAAACAACATGGAAAAACCCCACTTGAGTCGTGACACTCAAGTGGGGCCAGGTTTAATCCACGGGATTAATTGG